ACGACTTTATTCTCAAAGTAAAAATTCACCTCGTCTGCTCTGTCTTTTACAAACTCAACTTTACGTTCGTCAATTACTTCAAGGATCTCGTCACTAAATACATTACGGACCACCGATGCAAAGTATTCGAATAATGAATCATCTTTAAAAGACCTGATATGGTCAAAGACTTTCTTTTTCAAATCATCCTTAGCAATCACCTCGACAACATTGTTCTTGATATAAATCAAATCCCATTGCTTAAGCGTGTACTTATAACGGTAGATACCTTGATTCATTAGCCAGTCGATAAAGTTTCCACGATGTACAGAGTACTTCGTTCCCGTCTTAGATTCCTTAACATCCCAAAATATGCCGTTGTTGTTCGATTGCTTCAGTTTAGCTTTCTTAACTATAGACTCAGCTAGCTTCGGCTCAACCTTGCGCAGTTCAACCAGTGTATGAATTACCTGCTCTGATGTCTTGCCCTCACGTATCTGATCCCTTGCATAACTCAGCGACTGCTTGTCCTCGAAGTACTCCGAACCGAATGCAGACTGATTGGCTTTATATCCTTGCGAGATGGTTGTCTTAAGCTCGTTTAATTCGAAGTCATCCGATACGAACTGAAGCATTAGGTATTCAGCCGATTCCTTGTTGATACCGAAACGGCAACACGCAGATGATAATTTAAAAATGTATTGATTGCGCTGCCCTTGAGTAAAGTATGAACCACTTGATTCGAGCCACTTGGTCAAGCGACCGAAGATTTCCGACTCGTTTGTTATCGGGTACTCGGCAGGTTTCTCTTGATAGGTAAACTGCTCCTTGATAAGTTTATCTGTAAAGACCACGCTATGCTCGTTCACGTAGATATCGGCATCGTGCGATTCGTAACATACACGGCTTACATCTGAGCAAGCCTTATCGAAGTACTCTGAATCGTAATACTTAGCCAGTCCGTCAAAGTATGCTTTGTGCTGGTCTGTATCATTCGGAATACGAACGATTAGCTTGTATCCATTGCCACTAGGCGATAGGAACAAGGCGTGTGTGTATTGGTCAGCTTCGAGTGTATCTCGAACGGCTTGCATCGTGTCGGTTGGTATCTTATCGAAGTCCAAGCAAATAAGTCCCGAATGGTCGACGATAGCCTTGGCGTTACGAGCCGAGAACTTGCCACTAAATAAGATAGATGGAAGCTGTTGCTTTAGGTCGTTTCGTTTCTTATCGTTTGTTTCGGTTCTAATCTTCTCAACTAAGTCCTTATACTTGCCCGTTCTGATGCGCTCAAATATTTTAGTATGGTCGATGTGTATTGCGTTTGAAGTATCCTTGATATTCCTGAACACGGTAATCGTAGCCATAGCTTACTTAATGTTTAAGTGAAATTTAAGAGCAGCGACGCAGTTTGGTGATAGTTTTTCCTGGCACTCTCTAAAGTACCAAAGTAGATAAGGTAAGTCCTCGATGGCAACGTCCTTAATAAGTCTGCCTTTGTGTTTACCAAATGGTAATGTTTGACCTGAGATGTCCTTTGGCTTGTTGCCTAAGAACTTGTCACATCCGTTGCAGGTGCATACGGAGTTGTTTGCTTTTTCTGTAATCGTGTAGTCATTCACGAGCCCGCAGTTCGGGCAAATGATTTCATTCCAATTCATTATGTGATTTTTAAGCCGAGCCCAACTAGCTCGGTCGGTAAAGGTAATAAATTATTTCCGTTCTCTTCTCGCCTTCTCTTGCAAATATCTAATCAGTTTTTTTTTAAGCTCGACCTGGCGTTGTAGGTCGAGCAGTTCCTCAATAGCTTTTTCAATCTTATTCATAGTCGAACCATTCTAGTCGTTGCTTAACTAACTGTATTAGTTTAAGTTGCATCTCTTCGGCATCACGTGGGTAGAGGTTAAACTCGTTCTGCTCTAGCTCGATTGCCATCCTAAAGAACAAATCTATCTCTGCAAGTGACTGTGAATCACTCTGCTCCTCAGCATCCTCAATATCTTCTAGTTCTTCGCTCATATTAGCAGAATAAAGGTGTCTTGATAGTATAACCATACTTTTGATTCAGTAGCGTATAAGCCTGACACGGCACTTCGGGTTTAAATCCTAACTTGTAACCGTATCCACTCAGTCCAATCATCGAACCATTTACGCACGAGTCTTGTGTTGGGTAAAGGTTCTGATGGAAGTGTCCTAAGAAGTTCATGTCGGCGTGTTGCTGTTGGTTCTTGCGATGGATGAACTTGATAAGAGGAACGGTCAGTCCCCCGATGCCACCGCCGTACTTAATCTGCTCGCCGTGAAAGAATCGGTTTACTCTGCCAAGCGACTCGATATAGCAGTCATCGGACTTGTTGATGTGGAACGTAACTCGTTTAGTATATTGATAATAATCCTGTAAATCGCAGTACATCATGAACTCATAGTTCGTCTTGTATGATGTTGAAATGTGCATCTTCTTGGTGTTACGTCCGTGATTACCTACCGAGCAGGGAATAATAAGGTTTAGCTTGGTATTGCTTAAGATGAAGTCTATCCCTGAACGAATCATCTTCTTTGCAGCACGTATTGCTTCGAGCGGACTAAGTTGGTTGTTCTCGATTAACTCGTCGTGAATGTATCCTGAGATGAAGTCACCACCTAACCACAAGACCATATCATTGATGCTAACGTCACGCGATAGGATGGTGTTTACTTTGATAAGGTTAATAAATAGTTTCTTTGCTCGCTCCTCTGCAACTTTTAGATTATAATCATTGAAGCCATTAACGACGCCACTCTCCACGCGTTCCTCTATGTGCCAGTCACTAAGCGATACGATTGGAATCGCTCTATTCAGTCTTGATGACTTGCCTGATGGATTGATACTAAACACATCAACTGGTTGCTTGATGTTGAGCAGGTCGTCATAAGCTCGTTCTGAATCTTCGAGCGTTTTAATGAGATATTCATTGCGTCGTTTTAGTTCGGTGATAACCGAACGTTCAGCACGTTCAGCACGTTCGAAGCTAACCGTCTCGCTAATAGTCTGTTCGGGTTGTTCAATTGGATTGAGTGATAAGTAAAGATTAACCTTGTACCGCAACGCTTGTGGCGTATAGTCTCGGCACTCGGGGTAATTACTTTGTAAGAACCTAACGAATTCTGTTTGGTTGTAGTTTACTTTTCTAAAGTTTTCGAGGTTATCGTTGATGATTTTCTCGAATAGTTTTGGGCTAATTTTGTTTGCCATAATAGGTTAAGTTAGTTAACGTGTTCGATTTATATGTTGAATTTATTTCAAAGATAAGCATTATTGTTTACGCCTCCCACTCCTTCAGCACCGACTCGTACTGTCCCATAAACTCTGCCCAGTTATGCACGAGGAAGTACTTACCTCCTGCAGTCGTCACAGCTTGTTCGTACTTAGCCTGAGCCTCGGATTGTTTGTCTCTCATCTTAACCTCCCATTTACAAGCAATACCAAGCGATCGTCCCATCACGAACACTTGAACCGTTGCACTAATATCAGCCGTTCCGTTTTGACTGCTTGACTTTATGTATTGAACTGATCCTATTTTTTTACTATGACCAAGTACGTCCGTTACAATACGAGTGTTGTCAATCATCCTGCCTTCGCTCCTGATACGTTCCGCTTGATGACCTGATAGGTTCAGAAAGTCCACGATGCACTTGGTCAGTCCGTTAGCGGTCTTATCGGTGTACTTGGTACGTGCTAGGTAGTTGAACGGGAATGTTGGGTTCTTAGCGTGTCGGCTTTGAGCTTCAAGTTCTGATAGGTCGGTTAGTGTCATACTCTCTCTTTCGTTAACAGTCCACGATTTATTCGAGACGACAAGGTGTTAAGCGATACATCGTGTCGTTCCGCTATTGCCTTGACCGTCTCACCCGTTGTAAGCCACTCCGAGTAAGCCGAGTTTAGCTTCTCTTCGTTTGCTCGTCTAGTCAGCAGTCGCATCACTTCGGATAGTTGAAGCTCGTACTTCTTTGCTAGGAATCGTGGATGTGTTTCGAGTTTTATGTGTTCGGTTATCATTCGTTGGATGTTAGCCTCACGTTCTCGTCTCTTATCACTCGGCTCGATTGCCTTGTATAGTTTCGTGCCGTCAGTTAGTGCAAGTTTGTGCTTAACTACTGTGTAGAGCAGCTCGATTGAATAACCAGTTCTGATTGATGCCTCCTTGATTGAACGGTACAAGCCTAGCTCGTTCCCGTATGGATCTATGTGTTTGATACGCATGTGATGTAAGTTAAGCCCTCCGAAGAGGGCTGGTTAGTTAGAAAGGTAAATCGTCTGCTGCGTCCGTTGCTGGAGCAGTCTCAACCTTTTGAGGCTGTGCAACCGCACCACCTTCCACCTTCCAAACCTCTAAGTTTGTGATGGCATTCTCATTCCCGTTCTTATCGGTATAAAGTTTACCACGTAGGTTACATTGAAACGTTACCTCTTGATTCGGCTGTAACGAATCGGCCAGGTCGCACTTGTCTTGCGAGAACTGAACCTTGATGTGTTGCGGATACTGACTAGTCGATTCGGTGATTAGTATCACCTCACGCTTTTTGAATTTGTCCGTTACTTGTTGAGTTGTGCCTACTTTGTAGACTTGTCCTTTAATTTCCATTTGATTTGTTGAATCGTTCACGCCCGATTCGGGGCTTTATGGTTAAATTATAATGTTCTAATATACTCCCTAGCCTCTTGCACTCTGACACGTATCCGTTCGATATCCTCTTCGTTGCGTGCTATCTGGAATCGTTTGATACGAAGCTCCGAGTTCAACTCGTCGTAAGTCATACGCTCACGAACCGCATCGTATAGTTCCGCTTCGACTTCCCCCCAATCGGCTGAACGTCTAGCTTCCTGCTCGATTAGATAGTCAGGTGCGTTCATTAGTGTATAGACTAGACCGAACGTTTGCTTGCCAGTCAGAGCCATGTAGACCTGACCTTGCCAGTAGTATTTCTTTTCGGGAATGTCATCATCGAATAGCGGAAACGTGAAGCAGTCCCATGAGTTCTTGATGTCCTCAACCGAATCGGCAAGAATGATGTCGGGCGTTCCCGTCATATACTCATCGGTGAAGTGCTGCTCGTTCTTAGCCACTAGTCCCCATCCGAACTGCTCAGCTGCGTAGTCTATGCTTGACGCCTCGCACTCGTTACCTTTTTCGGTGTACTTCGATGAAAACTCCTTGCGACGTTTGTATAGTTCCTCTTTAACCCATGACTCAAGGTAAGACTTTGCAGTCTCACCCATTGCCTTACCGCTTCGGTCGTTTGTCATCAGTACGCCACAAGCAGATGCACGTATGCGAAAATCATTCGCTAGCGTTCTGATGGTGTTACTTAGTCCCATCTTGTACCTCCTTGCTTAGTTGAGTCTCGTTAGTGTCGCTTAGCACGTACGCCGACTTGATAGCCTCGATAGTTGTGTTACCTGCGATGAGAGCCTTAACTGCTCCGTTCCATTTCGCATGTGTTGGAGTTAGTTCGGGACGGCTAGGTAGTGTTGGCTTAACTCGTAACGCCTCTAACTCCTCACCGAATGCTTTAATCTTTGCAGCGTATAACGTAATGGTCTTACCTGCCCAATCCTCAATGTAAGGTGACTTTAACACCTTAGCAATAGTCTTGCTATTGGTAGCGTTTAGAATAAATGGTTTTTGTCCTTTCAGATAAGCAACGGAGCATTCCTCTTTTTTACCATCAGGACCAGCGACTTGCTCACGTATAACTTTTTCAATCGTTACGTTAAGCTCTTGCCCTGGATCTAGTGAGTACGCACCAATGTAGTGCGGGTTGACTAGTCTTCTGTAATGTGTTTTAACTTCGGTCATTGTGTTTCGGGTTGTGACTACTAGCACGACGATGAGTCGTGACGTAGTCGGGTTATGTATTCTGAACGTTTCTGCATCTTATCGCAGCGACTTGAGTAGATGCGATCAAGTATGTGTTGAGCCTGCATCATCTTATCGGTTAAGCCATCTTCAATCGCTTGGCTTAGTAACGATTTAACACGTTCGTACCTAGTACGTCGGTGTTGGGTTGGGTTTGTGTTCATATTATTATTGATTATCTTTATCTTCTTGTCTTGCCTCATCCAGTAAGTCCTCGCACTTCTGTTGCCAGTACACCTCATCCTCCACAATCGTTCTGCATGATCCACACGAGCTTGGTCTGATACATCCACACCCAACCGCCGTTGCTTTGAAGTTACCGAGTAGCTCGTGCATGGCAAGTTGAAGCGAATCGAATAAATCAGTCTCGCCCATTAGCATCACAAAGTCTAGACTTGTTTTGTCGATTAGGTTAATGGTTTGTTTCATAAGGCTAATGTCGGTATAAGTTTTGATATTATGAAATTATTTTGAAACTATTTTGATAACATATTTTTGCCCCACTTCGTACCTACCAGCACGAGCTTGGTAGGTTGTAACGATTCGGTTTAGATGTTCGGTTCGTTTGTACTCAAACCTAGCGATCGTGCCATCATTGTACACGCACGTAGCTTGTTGCTTGGTGATGATCGCTGGGGACTGGCACGAAGCGAATAGTAGGAGTATTGCGCCCATTTTACTTAAGTTGCTCCTATATTTCATAATCTTTTCTTTAATTCGTTTAAAATTTGTGCTTGTTCGTTTGCTGATTTATTAATATCAATAGGAGTAAACCCACTATCTTCATATATTTTATTGCTAATTTCTCCTAACACCTTTATAGTGTTTTCTGTTGATGCGATGGCGTGATGTATAGCACTCGTATAAGATAAAAAATAAGGTGTTGCCTTGCTAAACACCTCTACCAGTTCATCGGCTGCTTTCTTTGTTTCTTCGTTGCTCATAGTTCTATTTGTTAGGTGGGGTTGGTAATGGCATCCAATGGGTAACGTAGTCAGCATTTGTACTATCTTCATAAGTACCAATATTAATAACTGCCCACCAAAGATAATTGCCATTTTCAAATTTTTGTAATGTAGCCATCGTTACTCCGTGTTCACAACTTACCATTACTATTACATTATTTTCAGGCAACCTATCCTCCACACTTACCCACTCGGTTTGCAGAGATTGCCTTTTCAAGTGCTTATTTTCTAAAAATAATCCATAGTTTTCTTCTTCGTGGCTTGTGCTATCTACAATAAAACCAATTCTATTCATCGTATCAATAAGACACTTTAAATCTCCATCATCATATTCTTTTCTACTTATTAATACTAATCCTTTACTATTACTTACTTCAATATGCCCATTGTAATCGCCTGTGTCAGCTATTTGATAGGTTTTCTCTTCAAATTTCCATTCTACTTTCATTTCTGTTTCTCCTTTAGTTTGTTTTCGATTTCTGTTAGTTCTGCTTGTAACTCACTATGTGAGTCCATCTTTTTCTATTAACTATTTGATATATACAACTTCTTGTAACATTGTATTTTTTAGCAATATTTTTAGGTGTATCTTCACTTTTAAGTATTTCTATTATTTGTTCTTCTGATAATTTAGCCTTGCTATTATTAATGCCTATATTATTAAAAAGCCCACTTTTTGTTGCGTGAAGTTTATTTTCATAATCAGTAGCCCATTCTAAATTATCCACTCTATTATTGTGCTTATCCCCATCTATGTGATTAACTTGTGGTTTATTTTCAGGATTTGGAATCCAATTTAAAGCAACTATTCTGTGTATTAGCTTTGTAACTCTTTTGTTATTTACATATAACCCTATTGATAAATAATTATACTTATCAATTTTAGGTTTCATTATTTTTTCTTGTACAATACGATGCCCATCTCCTTTTACTTTAACCTCCCTTTTAATACTTTTAACATTACCAAAATTACTAATTTGATAAAACCCACCAAATCCAAAAATATTTCGCCACTCCTCTGCTTTTGTTACTCTTACTTTTATTGTTTCCATTTTTTTAAGTGTTATTTATTTAATTCTTTACGTTCCTGCCCATCATATAGTCCACTATCTGATAAGCTATGGCTGCTCCGAGTATGCTCAATCCGATGATGAGCGTTGCCAGGCAAACCGCTATGAGTACATACTGACCTAACTTACGCATCGCAGTACTGTTGCGACCGACACCTTATGCTTGCGAGCTACGTATTGAGCCACGCCCATTCGGGATGATCCGTTAATCTTAATCTGTGTGTGGTAATCGAAACAAATTGAATCGTTACGCTTCGCTCGCTTCTTTTGCGATTCGGTAAGTGCTGGCATTGCCGAGCGGGGTTTAGTTACTTTAGTCATTGGTTATCATTTCTAGTATAAGTTGTTCAAAATTTGTTTCTAAATAGTTTAGGATATGCTCGCTTCGTTCCTCATCGACCAGCACCTTAACACCGTGAACGATGCGTGTACGTGCAATGTACATAAGTAACTGAGTCAAATCGATGTTGGTGTAGTGGACCATGTCTGGTTGGTCCTGAGTGTAAGCCACACAATGCAACTCGTTGTGGTCGCAAGTGATGGTTTCAATTTCAAGTATTCGTGTCATGGGTTAAGACCGAGGGGTTATGTTCGGCATTCAAATGTGCGAACAATAATCGAGAAAATGAAATTATTTTGAAATTATTTTGAAATTCTTTGTAACAAGTTTGTTACAATAAAGGTAATTAAACGCAAAACGCCCCTGAATAGGAGCGTAAGGCGATTTTATGAAACACTTAACCCGAAGCGAAGATAAGAAATCGAATTGAGATATACAAATATTATACCCGTTCGCATATAATTACCTACCAATCTTCACTCCTATGCCTACCTGCACACCGTTCGTTCCGTATCCAACCGATCCGAGCCAACGAGGAGCGACATAAGTAGCACCGATACCGATGGTGCGGTCTTGACTAGCATACGGCGTCAAATAAAGCCCTGTAACGGCACGACGTTCTGTGATGGTATTAGTTATAGTGCGAGTAGGTAATCGTAGCGTGTACGCCACCGAACGCCCTTGTATGGAATTGCGTGAGATAGTGTCGGTTATTCGTATCACTATCGTATCGTTTCGATAGGTATGCACCAAGCGAGGTCGAGTAGCTACGGATCGTGTGATAGTATCATATGATACAACCGTATCGCTTCGAGTCATAGTCTGTCCCGTCTTGCACCCTTCGTGATACATCGCCAGGAGTAACACTAGGATGATGACGTATGGAATCGACCTGTTTAGCATATCTCGATGTGTATCTTCTCGGTCTTGAACGCCTTAGTAAGAATTGCTAATAACTTAGCGTACTGAGTTCGTGAGTTACCAACCATATTAACCGCCTTAGTCGATCCGACTAGCAAGCACCCTTCAGTATCTTTCGAGTAATTTCCCCAATGGATCCTAACGCCCTCGTAGTTTGGTACGTTCAATAGTAATGGCATTAACTGCTTGAAACGATTTGAGAAGTTTATAATAACTTCATACGTTCCTTTCGGTATTGCCGTTACGTTCTGAATCTTTACATCTCTAACGGCATCTTCTAGCACGTAGCAATGAAACACATCGTTAATGTATAGTTTGCCTATGGTCGAATCGATCGTGAACGTTTCTCTTTGTAGTCTTAGTTTCATTTCGAGTGTACTGATTTCGTATTAGTCCAAAACTTAATGCCAACTAACAAGATTGTCAAGCCAAATCCTACCCAATATTTAGGTGTGTCTTTTATAGGCATTGAGTCAACCATCGGCTGAATAGCCACTAATAGTACTAATGCAAAATCGCCAACTTGTCGCCAATACTTTGGTGTTGGCTCTGAATATTTCTTTGATAAACTCATTTTAAATAGTCTTTAATTATTGGGATAATCTTTGTGCCTAA